CGGCAAAGCCTCCTTGTTCGTCAGGACCTTCCATTGTATCTTGAGGTCTTTGTATATCCTTATTCTTTGCATATCGTTGTTGTGTTATACTGCCTTTGTGTATTCCAGTTGGGACGTGCCGTTCAGTAACGTCCAAATCCCCTTTATGTTTACGAGCTGCATGATGCCACCGTATTTCGAGGTGATGGTTTGAGCGTAGTACGCATCTACTAGTCCGCTGCTCATTATTGTGGACTTGTTTGGGCAATAGATGTTACCATTTACATATACTCTCCCTTGGTTTTTTGTTAATATAGGCTGCCAAAAGAGGTTTATGAATTTTCCGTCAAAGCTAGTGTCGCCGTCAGGGAGATAGAACTCGCATGGTCCCATATATCCTTCAAGGAAGATATTGGTTGGATCAGTGGATTTCAACGTATATTCATTTACACCAGGTCCCCAGAACGGAAGTGTCAAGCTCTCTGCCGTTATGGCTCCTGAAAAACCGCCTTCAAGGAACATCTTTCCGTTCGCGCCGTCAAGCCAAGTCTTTCCGTTTACGGATTCCAGGCGGTTGTTGCGGAAGATGAATCCTCCGATGTTCGCGCCTTCCGAAAACAGGAAGTCTAGCGTCAGTACGCCGTCCTTGTATTTGAGCTTCTCCCCGAGCTGCATGTCGCCGCTCTGGAGGTCTATATAACTACCGCCGTCAGTACTCCTTACCCTATCTGTCGTAATCTGTCCCGGCAGAACTTCACTATATCCATGGAGTTTCGCAAACGACCTTCCACCGTTTACTTCCGAACTCAAAATACCCACAAGAAGATAATAATATCCGTCATCTTCTGTCATTGCATGCGATTTCTCGCTCAATACATACGTTCCTACCCTGTCGGTATCTGTGGCCGTCGACTTGTCGTAGACCTTGACTTTTACATATAAGTAGAAGGACTTTGACGAATAGCCGGAATCAAGCGCAAGGCTTGAATAGCCGTCAACCCTCCAAATATAATAGTCAGCAGCAGTACGCGCCGTAGCCGTCGAAATGTCGGATATTCCCAATGTTACATGCTGGAGGAACGTCTCGTCACATGTCAATATCTTCGTATCGTTATCGAAATGCACAGGATATTCTGAAGCAAGGGAAATATCGTTGAATCCCTTAACGAAAACGAACTGGAGGCTCTTGCTGCCGACGAGAAGCGACATTGCCTGCACACTTACAGGCGTAATTCCTTCAGAGAAGCCCTCTATCGCACCGTTGAGCATGTTTATCGTCTCTTCTGCCTGTGAGTAATTGCGTTTTGCGTACATATCCACGCGCTGTACCTGTTCGTTTGCGAAATATGCGCTGGTTTGTGCCTGTCTTGCAAGTCCGCCGAGAAGAACCACCTTTGAGGAAATGCTATCTATTGCGCTGGACACAGCCTCCTTGTAAGATACGCCCTTCTTCTCCCTCAACGTGACCTTATAGGTCGGAATCGAATCGTCGGCCTCGTCGATGGAAAGGGTGTCTATGAGAACATACTCGTTGCCGACGCCGATGATGTCCTCGTCCGACAGGCACATGTACATCCCCTCTTGCAGTTTCTGGCCGGAAACGGCCATCAGCTTCGCGTCAATCTCCGGCTCATAGTACGACTGGCCGCGGCTTACCTGTCCGTACAGTTCCTCCGCAAGCGACAGCAGCCGCTCCGAAGCGACATTTATGTACAGTTTGGGCATCATGATGTCAAGAATGACGAACCTGTCGCCGCTCTCCATCTGGTATGCCTTGTTGGGGAAATACGTGTTCAGGCTTTCGTCAAGCGCGCGTTTCAAGGTCAGTTCCCAGCTGTCGGTGTCTTTCATGTATCGGCAGCCCGTCACAACGAAATCACGGCCGCCGCACATCCCGGTCTTCATAGACAGGGTGGCAATGCCGTTTGAAGTAGCCTGGCGTTTGCTCAAATCGAAGCCTATCTGCTTGATATTAACCTTGAATGTAGAGGCTAGAGATTCTTTACATCCGACAGTCAAGTCGCCCTCTTTCTGGTAATATCCGTCACCGGTGAAAGGCTCTCCAGTGGAATACTTGTACGACACGTCCAATGTAAGCTTGATTCTTGTAAAAGTTCCACCGCTCAAATTTGCGCTAATTGTCGGTATCGTCACTTCCGTCTCGAAACTGTCTGCGCCGTCTTTTGAAACGGAAATAATACGATAATCCGTACCATATACCAGGTCGATACTTTGTTGAACGGGCGAACTTACGCCGTTCTGGTATGCTGAAAGCGTAGCGCGCATGTGCGAATCACGAAGCCTTGATACGGTCGTAAGGACAACCATTACATCTGTTTTTGCAGATATCCTACCGCCAAGAACCATATTTTCAAGCGCAATGTCAGCAATAGTTATGGTGTATTCGTTTTCCCCTATGATTGTTTCTGGAATGCCCGGAAGGGTCTTGTCGAGCATTGTGGTATAGTTGGCCCCAGAATCACTTGACATTATCCCACTGTCTGTTATTCTATCCGCAGACTTGAGTTCGTCGAGCCTCTCCTTCGGGTCGCTGTAAATCTGCGTGCTAGGCACGTACTCGGTGTCTCCAAGTTCCTTTTTCGCCGCCGTCAGTTCGCCGACAGTGAAATTCTCGATGGACGGATAGACGTCGTCGTTGTCGTTTCCGTCGAAATAGACCCTTTTAGGTATGAGGCCGTATTCTGCCACAGGGCCGTCCTTCTCTATATACGCCTTGCGCGCGTCGGGTTTCAATGTGCCGGAGCCGTTGTCGCTCTTCCCCCATGCCCTCAAAGGCAGCATGAGGTTCGCAATGTCCACGCTCTCCGCATTGCAGATGTCCAGACTGTTGTAGTAGCGGTTGATAAGGTTCTTGTCGGAACCGTACACGTACAGCCTCGTGGCTATTTCCTCGCTGTTGGTGTAGGACTTCTTTATGGCCGTCAGTCCGTTTCCGCGGCCATAGACGAACTGTGATGTTGAATTTATGTCCGCCCTCACGTTAGGTCTGCCTATGGTTATGACATCCTTCCCCGTCTCCGCATCGTATGTGTGCACCCATCCGATTGTAGGCCACGTGTTGTATATGTTCGACAGCGCGTCGAGGCATGTCCCGGAAATGCTGAACTCCTTCGGTTCGTGGAGCTGCGCGTACAGTTCCGGCGCGGATTCTTCCGTAATTCCGTCCATCACCTTTATGGTCCACATGCCGGGGTACAGCTCTTCCATGCACTCCTGGATCCTTGTGGCTATGCCATATACGTCCTCATACGTGGAAAGCGTCTCGCGCGTAGAGAAGTGAATCGCGTTGTCGGACTTCACAATATCATGGAATATCGCGCGCTCAAGCATCTTCGTGGCGGCATGGAACTGCACGTTCTCATATACGAAGGCTTCCTCGACGGAATTTCTCCTGGCCTGTTTCTTCGGCTGCGGAATATAGTACAGCTTATAACGGAGACCAGTGCGCCCATAGTCCACATAGTCTCCCACCTGCCACTCTATCGGCTCTGGTGAGGCAATCTCCTGAAACTCGACATACGAAGTCTTCAGGTAAGTCCCGTTGTATTTGAGCTTGCCTGAATGCCTTACGGTCTTTCCGTCTTTTGAGTATATAGTGAATCTCGCCATAATTACACCTCCAGTTCAAGTGAAACGATACCCGTGATTTCATCTATCGAGCCGCCCACGATATTCACCTTGTCAGAATCGTATGAAATGGAGACGCCTCCGTTCTTGTCGGTCTCCAATGTGATGTCAGGGGCCGCAATCAGTTTTCCGGCAATCAGCCGCATCCTCGTCACCGGGTCGTTCACCTTGAACTCCACCCCAATGATCATTGTTGCCCAATTATCCCTAGCTTTGTATTCGATAGAATCGTTGTCGCATCCGGCATACCTCACGGACTTGTAGCCTATGCCCGTGTAGGAATCAAAGACGCGGAACTCCCCAGATGCTATCTTCTCGAAGAATCTGCGGACCTGGTCGTTCAATATCGCCTCCGCGGTAGTGTTCGTAATAGGATCTGCAAAAGCCTTCACATAGAACTGCACAGTGAACGTGAACGCCTCATAGAAGATGTTGCCGCAATACTCGTCGTCTCCGTTCTCATCCTTGAAGTCGTTCTTGTAAGGCTCTTTGGGCGAGGGGAGCATCGGAACAGGATTGGACTTTGCGACAAGCCCCCATGTCGCCGCCGTGTCTACGGCGAAAGAATCGTCTTCCGTCTGAATATAAAAAGGCTTGTAGCCCAATATGTCCGGTACATAAGGTTTCATATATCCCAAATATACCTCATAAAGGGGTCTACAAGCCCTCTCGGGTTGCATGTGATTGCACTACATGTAGACTGCAAGTGCAGCACCGCCGCCCTGCGTGGTTATGACACTCTTCAGCTGTTTCAGTATCGAGCTGGTGTCTGCGGCAATGTTCGCGGTGTGCGCTTCAATCTTCGTGAGGTAGTCCATCAGTGACGGGGCTTTCGGCAGCGATTCAAGCATTGCCGCCATTGCCGAGTTCATTCCGGCCTGCATCGCACGGATCTGCGAAAGGTCTGACCTCATAGCATTGAGGTATGAGGCTATGAGGTTCGCCGTGCTCTCCGTTATGGACTTTATGCCGTCAGACAGGGAACTGCTTGAAGCCGTAGGGTCGAACCCTTCTTTCTTCATCCATTCAATCCAGCTGTCAGCGCTCTCCTGAAGCATAGGGATCAAGTCCATCAGGCCTCCGTACATGTTCTTGGTAATCTCCCTCAACTGCTCCTGCGTGTCCTTGATTGAACCCTCCTTGTAGGCGTTGCGCAGTTGCTCCTTGTACGGCTCCAGGTACTCGCTTATCATCATCTCCTGCATCAGCTGCTTGCCGAGCTCAAGAATCGCCTCCGAGCCTTTCTCCCTGAACTGGTCCCATGCGTCGCTTCCGTTCATTACCGAATCGAAGATGATGTCTGTGAGGTCCGTGGCCATGTCGCTGAAATTGCTGCTTATCTGGTCATCTAGAATACCCATCGCCTTTTCATAAGCATCGCCCAACTCCACCATGTGTTCTATTGCTTCGACTACGCCTTTATTATACTTATCCCAGTATCTTATCGCATTCTTATTCTCAAGAAAAGTCTTTGCGTTGTCAAGATTAAATCCGTTCTCGTCAAACAATTCGGGTACAGCATCCTTGAGCGTTGAATACTCGTTATCCTTACCGAAAGCTTTAGCTAAATCGCTCCTATGCTTCATCATAACACGCATTCCCTCTAAACGTGTATAACCTTTATTGTACGCTTCAAGAGCTATTTTATCTACGCTTACTATCGCATCTGCTATATTGTTTCCATCTTCAACTGATACTAATTCATAAGGATTGTCCATCTTCCTGTTTACTTCCGCAGTGTACTCGTTGATAGCCAACAGCGCTTTCTTGTAAGCATCGGAAGCCTTTTCAATAGCACGCACTCCGAAGATAGTTTCGTAATCATCCTCATTAATGGTGTACCTCATATTGTACAGCTCTTTATGGAACTCCTTCAGAGCATCGGCAGTTTGCTTGACTGCCGCCTTTTCCTCTATGACGGCGCTCAAAATCTGACCGGCAGCATCTGTAACACCTCCGACGATTGCGCCAATCCAGCCGCCACTTGCACCGCCTTGTGCTGCTGCCGACAGGTTCTGCGAAATCGCCGACAATGCGTCTGCCGTAGCTTCAAGATTCACGTCACCCGTCGCCTGTGCGAACTCTTTCATGTATTTGGCCGCAGTCTGGGTGGCTTTCGCTATGCCGTCCATCCATACGTATGGTGACTTTAACCGCGCCTTCAATAAAGCCGTCTGGTTTTGAAGTTCGTTTTCTTCACCGGGTATAACCTCTATACCATTAGCTTTCTTGTATTCAATAGTTCTTCTTATCTCCGCGATCCGTTTCAACGTGGATTCAACGTCATTCAAGCTCGAAAGCGCCGCGTTTGCCATGTCGCTTGCATTCTTAAACATTGAGCCGAGAATATCCTGCCTCTTTGCGTTTATAGACTGCTTAATGAACTCGATAACAGGTTCAACATTCACTCCGAGGCTCTTTGCCCTCTGCACGACATCTTCAGGGATTAGGCTCTCCGGATTAACCTCCTTCAGTTTGTCGAGCATGGTCTGCAACTGACCGAATGACTTGTCGTTGAGGTCGTTCATGTTGATACCCTGGCTTGTGAAGAACGTGTCGAGATAGGACTTTCCGAGAGAGTGCAACGACTGCTGCGCGACATCGACGTTCGCCTGCTTTGCCGCCTCCGTCCATCTGTCAATGGCTTCCAGTCCGGCATCCGCATACTTGTCCCATGCCTCACGGCCCATTTTCTCGACATACGCGGATTCTCCCTCCGCAAGGTTCGTCAATGCCTTGCCGGCACTTTGGGAATCCTTGTAGTTCGCAGCATTGAGCTTGTTCAGTATTCTCTGCACCCTCGCGCCAAAACTGTCGGTGCTTGATTCCGGTGTGTTCTCGTTGATTTCGTCGTAGAAACCCAGCCACTCCTCCAATGCCTTCGCGGATTCTCTGAAAGCCTTGGTGAAGCTGTCGATTTCCTTTGTCCTGAACATTGCCTTCGCCTGTTCAGCCGCCGATGAGCCTGCTTTCACGAGCTGCGCCTCCAGAGCCTCCAGCGTCCGCTCAAAGTCGAACGTGCTGTACAGGCCCCTGTCGGATTCGTCGTACACTGAATCGAACTTGTCGCGTATCGACTTGTCGCCTATTCCGGCATCCTTCATCTTCGCGTATTGCGCGGCCATCTCCTTGACAAGCCTTATCTTGTTCTCGATGGCCTTCTGCGCCGCATCCGCCTTTTCCTTGTCCTCTTTCCCTTGTGTCTTTATGTCCGCAAGTGAAACCTTGCCGCCGAATGCCTCGGAGAATATCTCCGATATGACCTTGTTCTGCGCCTTGAGGTTAGCCACGACATTGTTGCCCTCCTCCAGTCCTCCGGCATCCTTCAGCTTGTTGACGTTGTCGGCATAGAGCTTCCGCAAATCGTCAATATAGTCCCAGTAGCCCTTTCCCTTGGTGCTCAAAGACTGCAATCCGGCCACGTCGGTGTATTTGTCGAGAACAGCCTTGACGCGCTTTTCATAGTCCTGCAAAACTTCAGGGGTCTTGTCCGCCGTTACGCCATAGACAAATTCGAGGTTATCAATAAGATTGTCTCTTAATGCCTCAGATTCTTTATTTACTTCAGATATGGAATTGCGCAATCGTTCAAATGCATTGTATGGATCAGTTTTGAGTGATATTATACCCGTCGTGTTTCGTTGATTAGAGTAGTCGTAACGGATAGCTTTGTCATACAGGTCTCTTGCGGTTGACGACATGTCAGAGTATTTGATTTTCCCGTTAACATAGTCTCGTAATTGAGCTTTAACACCTTTGTCTGCGTCTTTGGTTAATTTATTGAATGCGCTGTAAATTGATTCCATCCTGTCGGCCTGTGACTTGGCGATATTTGACAGGCCTTCTGAAACAGCCTTCTCCCTTTCTGCACCCATGATGGAATCTTTGAGCCTGTCGTACACTCCGGCGAGATTGCCGACAGCCAGTGCTTCCTTATCTACGTTCGACAAATACTGACCGTATGTGTTTAGCAGGCGCTTTCTTGCCTCCTCATACTCCGCCGTCCCGACTGCGGCATTCTTCAGCCTTCCGTAGAGATAGTCGAGATTGGATATTTCGCTGCTGACGTCTGCGTGGAATTTCTCGATAGTTTCGTTGACTGACTTCTGCGCCTTTTCCAGTTCCGTCTCCGCGGTCACGACACGATAAATGAGCCGTCCTACCAAAATCAACGCAGCCGCCAACCAGGCATAAGGATTCTTGAGAAGCGCCGCCTTTACCTTTTCCAAGCTTTTTATTATGGCATAGTTCGCAGCGACGAATCCCTTTTGCGCCCAAGTGGTGAGATAAACCGCCGTCTTGTATGCGCCATACGCGGCAGCAAGGGACAGCAGGTCCATGCCTATCTGCTCGTAGTTGTTCATCATCTTCGTCAGCATGTTGACCGCTCCCTTCAGCACTCCGCTGTTCGCGTTTCCTATGCTCGACATCATGATTTCGTAGGAATCCCTCAAGTTGCTTATCTTTCCGGCCAGAGTGTCCGCCAGCACCTCCTGCATCTCATAGAACTTGCCGCCCTCGCCAGTCATGTCCTTGAAAGCCTTCTCCACCATCTCGAAAGGCACCTGTCTCGCGGAAATCCTGTCAAACACTTCGCCGACCGACACGGCACGGCCTTCCAGTTCCTCAAACTGCTTTGCCAATTCGTCGAGAATAGGAATCCCGGCCTCAGTCAGTTGTCGCAACTCCTGTCCACGCAAGAACGAAGCCGACCTTATCTGCCCATAGGCAAGAATGATTCTTCCCATGTCGACACCAAGTCCGGCGGAAACGTCCGCAAGCATCTTCGTCGTGTCGTAGATTTCGTCAAGCGGCACGGAAAACGCACTCAACTGCTTCGCATACGTGGTCAGGTCGAGGACGGAGAACGGAGACACCACCGCCAGACGTTTGACCTTGTCGAACAGCGCGTCCGCTCCGGCGACATCCTGCAATATCGCGCGCAACGAGACCTGCTGTTTTTCGAACTCTCCCGTGATTCGCGTCAGCTCTGTGACGAACCGCCGCGCCCCGTCTATCGAGAAGTATGCGGCCGCAGCACCTCTCAACGACCGCAGCAGCGTGCTTTGGTTGCGCGTTTCCGAATTGAGGTCCTCCACATTCTTTTTGTGCTTTTCGGTTGCCTTTGACGCTTCCTCGGTGGCATCCGCAACATCTCTCGTGGCGTCTGCGACCTCTTGTGTGGCGTCTGCGGCGCCCTTTGCGGCAGAAGTCATCTGGCTCTGGAAATCCAGCAATTTCGAGACTTCCGTATTCAAGTCTTTCGCAAGCTGGAGGTCCTTCGCTATCTGCTTGTTGAAATCCTGGTCATCCAAGATTATCTTGAAATTCAGATTGTCTATGTTTCCCATCTATGTAGTGTTTTAGTCGTTATCCTTTCCTGTGAACAGTTCATTGAGTGTCACGCCCTTCTTCTTCTCCCGCCGTTCCCTTGCCCTGCGGTTGGCCTCCTCCTGTTTCCGTATAAGGTCATCCGTCACGACCGTTCCCTTTTTGGAACTGTCGCCGCGTTTCGTGTACAGCGTGTGAGGGAGGTCGCTCTGCATGAGCTCAATCTGCGGCATCGTCAGTTCACAGCGATACCCCCAGTGCCTGACGGAAATCAGTCCGAAGAGGAACCGCCTTGTCTTCCCGTATTCGGGGAACTTTTCGACAAAAGCTGATTCGCGGCCAAAAGCCGTTCTGCTTGGTATTGCTCTGCTTCCTTCTTCGTCAGATTCATCCAGTCCGTCCTCATATCCGCGGTAAATGCCATAACTGTCCAGTGTGCCGTAAGCGGAATTTTTTTTTTACCTTCAATGATTATCGGCAGCATCTGCGCGTCAGTGTAGCCGCGCCATTTCCCCCATATCCGCCACATTATCGGGTAGAACAGCCGTATCTTCCAATAGCTGTTCAGGATGAACAGCACCGCCTGCTTTACGGCGAAATAAGGGTCTATGCACATGCTTTTTAACGTATTGGAGGAATTGTCGGGAATATTGGCGTCGCGCTCCTGCCAAAGAAGCGTCAGGCGTTCAAGCGTGTACGGCTTTATCCCTGAAATCTTGACTTTTCTCTTTGTTCCGGGAATCGCCACCGCCGTAGGGATGTCCAGTGCGTTCTCCGTGGATTCTCGTCTTGCTTTCTTGTCTGGTTGCATATCGTATTCTGTTGGATAATGAAAAAGAGGGGCGGGACATTGACCCGTCCCTCATTAAAGAGGATTTGCGTGATTGGTTTACTACGCGCCCGCTTTGAGTACGGCAAACTTGCTTCCTGCCGGATTGACAAGGATATAGCCGGACATCTTCAGATAAGCCGGGGTGTCCATATCGTCAATGGTCGGAGGCGTTACCGCAAGTTTCACGTGAGCAAGCGCAATCGCGGTCTTTTTGCTCTCGGAAGTGAGAAGCATTGAGACATTGGCAAATTTTGCCTTGCCGTATCCTTTTCCTGTGTACTTGGTCTCGTCAGGGCCGACAACTTCGGTACCGGCAGAGATAGCCTCTCCCTCCTCGAAGAAGTACGAGAGCACCGCCTCGGAAATGGACGGGATATTGCCGTTGACTGTCCAGTTTCCCTCATTCATGTCAAAGTCGATAGTCTCGTCGAGCTGGTCAATCTTGATAGGATTGGTCTCGGCGTCCTCCGGCGAAAGTGTGAGAGAGCCTGCGAGGGTGTAGATCTGATCCGCATCTTTGAAAGTCATGGACGCGAAATTTACACCTCCTGCTGTGTACGGAATAAGGCTTACGGTTGCAGAACCTTTATGAAGGTCCTCAAGCATTGCTTTGGTTAGTGTAGCAGCCATAGTTATGATATTTTAAGTAGTGTTTTTAATTGAACGATACGTGCGTGGAATCCGAAATTATCGCCCACGTCACCTGTAACCACCGGCACACCGCTGAAGATGTACCTGCCGTCGGCAGCCGGGAATCCGGCTATCAGTTTCTTGTACATTACGGAGAGCTTCTTCCCGTTCTTGCGGTTCGAGACGTCCTTTGCGAACAGATGGAACGACACCGTGCACCGCCCGTAGGCGGCAACGTCTCCGACCCCTCCGGACACCTTCGCGACCACGAAATCGCCACAGGAACTGTCAAGAGATTTCGGCCTGTCGGTGAACACGTTCTTGGAAACGTTCAGGACGTCCCTGACGTACCCCGTCAGCCACGATTCAATCTCCGTTATGTCAAAGTCGTTTGTCATAAAATCTTGTTGGCAAAAAAGTCACTGAAGTTGTTTCGCACGAAATCCATCGTTGAACCGAGTATGCCCAGCTCGTAGTCGACGGAATAGTATGTAATCTTTCCGTCGCCCATGCCGGCCATCAGTATTCCGTACCAGCCGTTCCTCTTGCTCGACCTTGCGACCTTTCTCAACTGCGTCTCCGCCGCCCCGCCCTCCCCGTAGGGGGCCTTCACGTCCATCTCCACAATCTCCCCGTCGTGCACCACGGCCCAGCCGTAGTTGTCGCCGAGGATTATGTGCTGTGGGTGTCTGTCGTCATGGGATAGGAGCGCCCACTCCATGGCATTGGCCAGAGCCTTACTCAAGGTGTTGCGCGCGAAGTCGTCCTTTGCCCTCGCAAGCCTTTCAAAAGCATTCTGTATGGTCGTGCTGTTGTCCATGCTAGTTCTTTATCTCGTCAATCCAGATGTTCGACCCTAGGTTATAGGTGGTCTGCTTGACTACCGTAGCCCTGTATGTCCTGCTGTAGTCCGTCAGCTCCAGTACCGACCCCGTGGGCATCGGAGTGAAGAACATCGGACATGCAATCTTCGAATCACATACTATCACGTCCCCGGACGTCTTGGCATTTCCGGTCGAAGTCCTGTAGCCGAATTTCAGGGAAGTCTTGACTTCGGTCAGGAAGTTTCCGTCAGCAGCCTTCTGCGGAATGTTGTCGCGTATGACTGCGCAGACAATCTCGGCATCGGATTCTATCGGATTCCCCTCGTCGTCGGTGACCGGCTCCCCGTGGGAATCAGTCTTCTGGACAATCATCCGCAGCGTATGTGGAAATCTTGGATTAATCATCAGTAAAGGTCTTGCATGGTTACTCTTGAGGAATTGGCGGTCTCCGCTTTCGCATCATCCCACTTGGCGTATATCCTGGCGGCAGCCTCCCGCATCGAGGCCCTGTCAACGACATTCTTGTTGGACTTCTGGTGCTGCCAGCCGCCGTCAGATTCATATTCGCCTTGTGTGGTGGTGGAAGAAGAAGCAGCATACATCAACAGGTCGGCATAGCACAGCTCCCTGTCGCGCACGGAGACGTCGGACGCCGCCGTGCCCTTGTCGAGCATCCTGTCGAAACAGACTGCCTCGATGGCCGTATCGGGAAAATCGTAGTCAATCTTCCCTCTCAACCATGCCTCTATCGTGTATACCGCGTTCCCCATATTGCGCCCTCCTAGTCTTCGTTGCCGAACAGATAGAAGAAATACTGCTGCACGTTAGGAACGACCAGCGACGTCATTTCGGTGTGGAATCCCTGGCACTTGGTCACGGCATCCCTGTCGACGGTGAGCATCAGCCTTCCGTCGTAGAAGGTCGAAATGAGCGCGGAGTTGTCCTGTGTCATGAGCGGCATCACGGTAAGAACCTCGCCGAGGGTTCCGTCAGGAACGAATACGATCACGTCCGGGTCGAACGACGGAGCGTTTACGGCTTCCATCCTCTTCGACGTGGTATTGTAGGAGAGGACCCTCGATATTGAATCAATGGTCTTGATGCTTACGCCGAGGAGGTCTTCGAGAACGGAGGACTTCTTCGATACGGAAAGGACGGAGGCAGCTCCGGTAGCCTGCTCCGTAGAAGAAGTCGGCCAAAGGCTGAACCCAATTCTCTGGTTGACCTTTGAATGCCTCAACAGCCTTCTGAAATATGTGAGGTTGATTTCAAGGTGGCCCTTGATGCCGAGGTCGAGGATAGGCTGGAGCCAGTCGATGATTGACTGCACAGGGTCAGACTTGGTCCCTTCTGCCGCGTAGGTCTTGTTCTTCCAGAACTTCGCGTCACCCGTGAGGGTGGTTATGTTCTTGCGGGGAACGTTCGCGCTGAGTGTCGCACGGATAGTTCCGTCAGGGTTGTTCTTGTTGTCAAGAACCAGCTTGCCCTTGGAAATCATCTGGTGGCGCTGGTATGTGAGGGAATTGGTGTGTCTGCCGATAAGCTCGTCGACAACCTCGAACAATTTCTCTCCCGCCTGTGTGGCGACCTTGCTCTCTGCCATCATCTTCTCAAGGATGAGCTGCTTGCGCACCTTGTCCTCGTTGAAGTACATGACTTCCTTCATTCTCGGGATCTTGCCAGTCATGACGGAGATTGCCTGCTCCGCTTTAGGGACGGCAGGTGAATCCACGTCATAGTAGCTGGACATCGGAGTGATGCCGAGTTCCTTCTGGAGCTGCTCGTAGGTGTAGTCGAGCTGCATGTCGCTTGCGAACTTGAAGCCGTCGAGCTGGAGGCTGTTGTATTTGAGCGCCATCACGTCGTCCAGGAAGGTCTGGAGCCTTCTTGACGTGGCGTCACCGCCGAACGCGCGGGAAACAAGGTCGTAGAATTGTGGTGTATAGTTATCCATAATCTTCTATTTTTAATGGTTAGTTGTTGACCTGGAGAACTCCCGGGACGGCTGCGGCCATCTGTGCCTTTACGTCGGCGCTAGGCGTGCGGTCTACCATGAGACCCTCTCCGTGGAACTGGACTGCTGCGCCCGATGCGGCCGCGGTCTCGTCGTCCACGTCGATTTCGCCAATCCAGATGTCATTGTAGAGGTAGGCGTTAGGCGCAAGTGCACCTGAAGCCGAGAATGAAATCACCACGATGTCGTTGGCGGCGACTGTCAGAGTGGTGGAAATGTCCAGTTTTGTCGCGTCTTTGTCGTTCTTTGCGACGGCGGTGATTGCAGTGGCCTCGCCGTTCTCCGCGAAAGTGCTTCCGACCTTCTGGATATAGCATGTGGTGTCAGGCGCGATACCGTAGTTGCCCGGATCGACGGTGACCTTGCCGCTTGCCACGGCGGTGACCTTCATGACCAGGAACGGGGTCAGCACCTTGTCGGTGATGTTCACAGGCATTCCTGCCTGGTAGAGTGCGCCGGGCTTGAGATACGCCTTCGGCAGCATTCCGCCCACAGGGACAGGATGCACGTTGCCGAGCCATACCGGGGTATGGAGCTGTCCAAACCCTTTGACTGCGCCTCCGTAAGTGTTGAATGAACTTTTCATTGCTTTTGGTTTTTAATGGTTGTTGTCTTCTCCCGGCAGACTGCCGTTCTTCCGTAGTGTGTCAATCAGCGACTTGTCCGGATTCTTGTCGCCGGCTCCTCCGCCACCGCCAGCCGGTGGAATCGGGCCGTTGCCGTAGAACTGCCTGTACGTGCTGTCGTACGTCTTTTTGAGGCGCTCTACCGCCGTCTCGTCCGTCTCGTTGTCGTCAAGCACCGCATCCTTGAGCACAAGCCCGAGAATGTTCTCGTTCTTTGAGCCGCCAGATACCAGCTTCTCTTTGATTGACGCCAGTCTCGCCTCGCGTTTCGCCTTCTTGTCGTTCTCCAGCAGGGTATTCTCCAACGCGGCGATACGCGCCGCCAGCTTGGCGTTGACATCAGGTTCTCCCTCGGGTTCTTTCTGTTCGGGCGTCTGCTTCTTCAGCTCTTCCAGTTCCTTTGCAATCTGCACGTTCTTGTTGCGCAGGCTGTCGGTTTCGCCCTGGATGGCTTTCACGAGTAGCGATATTTCCGGAGCAGCGACCGCTGCTGCGATACCTTCCTCGTTCGTGACGGTTTTTTCAAGTATTGAGGCAACCCCGCCAAAAGCCTTGTCACTCAACCCCAGATTCGCGTATGTGGTTTTGAGGGCAGCGATAATCTTGTCTCTCATCTGTACAATCTTTTTCGTTTACGAGACAAATATATCCGAATAGGAATACATAAAAATACTTATGATTGTACGTGATTGCAATCAGCGGTAATTTTATGTATTCTTAAATCTTAATTTTGCCTGCATGAGCAGAACAATGCAAATAGAACGGGGTCTTGACCCCGTGTTCGCGAGTGCGGGACAGAGGGTGTTCACCAACGCCTTCGCGGAGGAACTGCGCCGGGAGAACCTTGACATCAAGAGGGGAAAGGCGAAGAAGACAAAGAGCGGCACCCTGAACAACTACCTGCCGCAGAGGGGCTTCCAGGAGACCGTGCTGCTCTGCGACGCGGACATCAAGATAATCGGAGGACGCAGGGGAGGAGGAAAGACATGGGTAGCGCTCTACGAGGCGCTGAACTTCATCGACAACCCGGGCGTCAACATGTACGGATTCAGAAAGTACCTCGACGACATCAAGCGCGGTATATGGCGCTCGTCAAAGGAAGTCTACAAGGATTTCGCAATCCCTACCGACACGTCCTTCGAATGGCGCTTCCTCAACGGCACGGGCGCGACCATGACCATGGAGCACCTCCAGGACCTGAAGAAGGTCTCCGACCGATTCAGGGGCGTCGAGATGGCGTACATCCTCATAGAGGAGCTGGCGGAACACACGAGGGACAACATGAACGTGCTGTTCGACCTGCTGACGTCCAACCGTTCGACCGCCGGGGTGAAGCCGCGCTGCGTCTGCACGTGCAACCCTGTCGGCAAGAGCAACGCGCTCCGAAAGTTCCTCGACTGGTACATCGACCCTGACACCGACCGCGTAATCCCTGAAAGGAGCGGAAAGGTCCGCTATTTCTTCAAGTACGGAGATTCGGAGACGGAGATAGCATGGGGAAACACGGTGGACGAGGTCTACCGGAATCCTAGCGCGAGGGTGAAGCTGGAGGAACTCCAGATAAGCACCGGCGTGGACTGGCGGGAACTCATCACGTCGCTCGTGTTCATTGAGGGAGAGTACCAGGACAATGAGATTCTCAAGGCCGCCGACCCGAAGTATATGAGCAGAATATCCGCGAGGGGCGGAAAGAGCACCACCAACGACATCGTCGGCGTGTGGCGCGACGTGGACATGGGGACGAGCCTGATGACCATCGAGGACATGGAGGGCCTGTTCAACAATACCGAAAGGCGCGACGGCTACATGCGCGCATCCGCGGACGTGGCACTTGCAGGGGACTTCTTCGTCCTGTGGGCGTTCGACGGAAAGCACATCTGCGACCTGGAGGCGTTCTTCGGTGTCCCGTCAGACGACGTCGTCCCTCTGGTGAAGAACTTCCTCAACAAGAACGGCGTGAGGGAGGAAAACTTCACCTACGACGCGAACGGACTGGGCCTTTGGCTGTCCGGACCGTTGCCGTATGCCGTGGGCTTCAACAACAAGTCCGCGCCTTCAGACCCGCGCCTTTGGAACAACCTGAAGTCCGAGGCCGCCGAGAAATTCATCAAGGGCGTAAAGCACGGGGACTTCTCCATTGATTCCACAATCCTCGAACGGCGGTTCACGGACAAGAAAGGGAACGTGTTCACCGTCGCCGACAGGCTCATGGAGGAACGGCTCATACTGAAACGCAAGGACACGGATTCCGGACGTTTCGAGATAATCTCAAAACAGCAGATGAAAGAGGAAATAGGACACTCCCCGGACTTTATGGAGGGCCTGTTTATGGTTATGCCCCTTTTTGAGAATAATAAGTCGGTGATAAGGACAGGATTTGATTTAATTTAACCTTAACGATATGTATACAATCTCAATTTCTACCATGAAACCGGGCGACATCATGGTGAAGCCAGCCTTCAAAAGACTTCGCCCACGCGAGGCGATGTCCGAGGCCAACGCGAAGATGCCGCTGGGAAACAGGACTTCCAATGACAGGACGGCCCTTGAATCGCCCGTCTACGACATCTATTCGCAGATGGATTTTTTGAGGGAATATGACATCAATTCCCACAAAATCAACTCGATAAAATACTATCCCAATATCCTCATTAAGGGAATGGAGAAAAAAATCACCCAAAAAATTCGCTCCAGGACCGCAATCGCTTTCCAGCAGAGGATTCACACAAAGAGGTTGACCGCCCTTATAGGGAATAACGTCAGCATGAAGTTAATAAAGAGTGCCGCAAGCCTAGGCAAGCAACAGGATAACTTATCATGGTTCCGCGAGGGGTGGGAGGAGAAGAATATGGAGGTGGCTATGCATAATGCTGTTTCCGCCGACGGGAAAGTGGCTGATTGTGCTGTGTGCTTCTATTTATCAGACAAAAGACTTGCATGGCGTTCGTTTGACTACGAGAAAGGGGATATTCTATACCCTCATTTTGACCCCATGACGGGCGAACTCGCACTGTTCGGCAGATTATACTCTTCCATGGATGACAGCGGCCAATCAACGAACTATCTTGACGTGTACGACAAGACTTCATACATGCGCTATAAGCAAACTGACAACGGAAAATGGAGCGTGGACGTCAGCCCTATGCCACACGGCTTTTTAGAATGTCCTGTGGCTTATCACCGAAAGGGAATGCCGTTCTGGTCAGCATCGCAAGACCTCATAGACAGTTACGAACTGGCATTATCGCAATTCTGTGAAAATAATGCCGCCTATGCGCTGCGAATACTATATGCCCTAGGTCAGTCAATGGACGTCAAGGCGAGCCTCGACGGGACTCCGCAGAGGATTGATTCCCCGGACCCCAACGCGAAAGTCGGGTTCCTGGAGCCGGCGGACGCGTCGGCATCGTTCGCCGCACAGCTCGAAATCATGGAGAAGAACATCATGCGCTCGTCCTTCGCCGTGGAGACGCCGGAAATCAAGTCCGGTGCCGACATGTCCTCGCTGACAGTGAAGATGCTGTTCGCCGACACGTACCTCAAGGCGCTTGAGGATGCACAGGACTACCAGATTTTCCTCACAAGGACCGTCCGCCTGTTCAAGTATGGTTACGGCATAGAGACGGGAAAAGTCTCCGACATGGAATCGCTCAAGGTGAAGGCAGAGTTCACTCCGTTCATCTTCATGTCGGAAACGGAGACCGTGAACTCGATCGTCCAGCTCGTGGGTTCCGGCGTGCTCTCGAAGCAGACCGCTTCGGAAATCGCCTATGAATCGGGCTACGGCACGGCGGACGAATGGGACAGGATAATCAACGAGGCTCACGAGGAATACGCCGCGTCGCAACAGCAGGCGCAAAGCCTGAATGTCATAAACAACGCAAGAAACGGAGGCGGAAATGCGCAGTCTTGACGAGCTCGTGCGCATGATGGCGAAATGCCGGAATGACGTGGAAACGGAATTGAGGAAGAAGATTGACGTGATCCTCACCCTCTGCGAACCGTACAGGAGTTACGGCTATGCGTTCACCTTCGACAAGAGCGGAGACCTGGACAGGGACGTCAACAGAATCCTGGTAATCCTTTCCGACGCGCTCCTGGAAGACTTCAGCGACAGGGCGAAAGGAATGGCGCACGAGGACGACGGAAAGGCCGTCGCCTATGCCATAGGGGACAGGAACGGCATGACGGCGCAGCAGAGACTAGACAGGCACTGCTCGCGTCTACGGTATATCCTTGAAGGGTGGATAGCGATTTCTTTCGTGAACGGATGGGACAAACAGCAGACGAAGAACCGGATAATGCGCTATGTCGGCAATCCTTTCGGGATGCCGGACTGGGCGGATGCGCTCGCGGACACGCGCTACGAGGCGACAATCCTTGCTGAAGGCGACCTCAACAGGAAACCGGGACTGCTGAACTCCATAATCGCGTCGATGTCCCTCGTCGGCGAGGGGATAGTGAACGACGCATACTGCTATGACGCCATCAATGAAATGGCAAAGGCAGGCGTCGAAAGGTACGGGGTCCGAAGGGCCTCCGACTTCCCGTGCAACGCCTGCGATGAAGTCTGTATGCACACCTACCCGATTACGCAGATAGTCGTGCCCGTGCATCCGAGATGCGTCTGCCAGACGTTCCCCGTCTACTCCGAAGACTGAGCCGCCGCATCCTTCTTCACACACCCGTAATCCTCATGGAGCTTCTTCTGTTCCCTGAGGATTTTTTCGTCCTCCGCGTCAGACACGACATTCCCGCCGTAGAAGTCGTCCTTGTGGCGCATGATGCACGCGTTCACGGCGCTTATCACGTCCTCAAGGTACTTCGCGTCAGAGACGACGGAGAACGCGGAATACAGCGCGCTTATCCACACAGAAAGGAACTTCCTGTCCTCCTGCTTCAGCATCACGGGCAGCGCGCGCCCTATGAGCGTCTCCTTTGCGAACCTGTGGCTTATCTGCCCGTTTATGTCCTGCACCTTGTAGTGGCTCTCCTCGTCTGTCACGACAAAGTTCCCTATCCTCACGTCCCTCTTGTCCAACTTCAGTTTTCCGTCCTTTACTTTCATTTTTCTTTCCTCCTATATAAATAAAAATACCTTTCGTATCCTCTTCCCGACCTCACGCCCATGGAAGTCATCTCCCTCGTTATCGCGTCCTTCGGGACCTCACCGCCGAGAGCGTCAAAGACATCTGTCACATACACCCTTTCGGGCTTCTGCCCCTTGTCCTCCGCCCTTTCAGACCAGCACGACGAATCAAGCCAGTCCCTCACGGGGCACTCGACGGACCTCACGAGGCCCTTCATCTCGGCTATCATGCCGTCAATCTTCCTGCACGGCGTGAACGCCCCTCCGTTCGCCACGAGCCTCTTCCGTCCCTCCATCATCCACAGGAACACGCCTCCGGCCTCCCTTGCCACGATCCTAGCAGCAAGACCCCTGTCCTGCCTGTCATGCGGTATGACGACATCGAAGCCGAACGGAAGGACACGCCTGAAGAACGCGTCGGTCACGTCTCTGAACCGCGGGAGCTCGTTGAACGCGAACACTATCGGAGGGCACCTAACGACGACCGCACCCTTGTACAGCTCCCAACCCTGGACGTCCTGCGAACTCGCAAGCGCCTTCAGCCCGCTGTCAAAAGACGCGCCCCTGCGTATGTCGGGGGAGAAGTTCAGCACCTTCCCCCTCACGTTCACGAGAGACTTCTCGTTTATCAGCTGGTCAGGCGACATGTAGCTCACCCTGTCGGCACCGAGGACACCCTTCATGACGTCGAACACCACGCTCTTTCCGTTGCTTCCCGAACCTATCAGCATCGCCATCTTCTCGACCGACAGCCTTCCCCTGTCGACGAAGCACATCCCGAAGAACTCCTGGAGACACGCCCTCTCGTCAGCATCTGGCAGCACCTCCGACAGGAACCTCTCCCACTCACTGCACCCTCCGTCCCCCAGAGGATAGCCCAGCTCGTAAGTCACGCTCCTAGAAGCGTCATGCGCAAGCCTCGTCCCGCTGGATATGTCGTACATGCAGTCAGTGAACGACACTGCACCGGTGTCCTCGTCCATGCTCCTCTCGTATATCACGGAATACGGCATGTCACCTATCTTCCGTATGTCAGTCGCTCCGAGACCCACAGAAGGCAGAAGATTCGACACGGCAATCTGCAAGTCCCTCAACGGCAGGCGCACGTAAGCCCTCCCGTCCCAGCACATCAGCTCCCCGCCGATGTAGCACAGCGAACTAGACGACAATGCTGCCCTCAACACAGACACGTAGGCGTCGACCCTGTCAGACGACGACCTTATCCTCGAAGCCTCGGCAAACGACGACGACAGCCCAGAGAACAACCCAGAAAGCTCCTCCTTGATGCAGGACAACCGGCAACTACTCATCCTTCACCTCCACGAACCACGTGAACTTCCCGTCACTCCTGTCGAAAGGACTGCACTGGTACTTCAGGCACTGCACCCTCCCGGAACGCAACGCACACCCTGAACACGCCTGCGCAGGCAACAACGTCGCGTCTGCCCTCACACATTCATACTCCTTCCCCTTCACGCGAATCCTCCCGCCAATGGGAACAAACACGTAAGGAACAACATCACACCGACCAGGAACCTCGACATCGTCGTCCATCCGCTGAATCCTGCGGACAATCTCAATCTCCGCGTCGCTGAAACTCTCCCTCCCGGGGTACAGCCGACGCAATGTTCGCTCTTCTTTACTGACCATGTTATAACGTTTTATCTTTGCTAACTTCACATTCTTCCCTCTTTTTGAGGCTCGTAAGTTATTGTGTATCAATGCCGCCGTAGAACCGCAGGTGTTTTCGAAAATTTTTTCCAACTTTTGTGTTTTTACAAATACTTTTTCATTTTTGCTGCGGAACTGCGGGAAGATTGATAATCAATGAGTTACATCGTGTGTCGTGAAAATGCGTAAAAAAATAAAAAAATTCGAGGGATAGGGTGCGCTCCACTGTCCCGGCCGTTGTTCCCCACCCCCCCCCGGTAATGTCTAGGCCTGTGTTTCGCCAGTTCTCTGCGCTTTCCAGAACGTCAATTTAGATTATACATATAATCTAAATACCATCAGCGTTGGTTTTCTGTTCTTGCTTTGCTTTTGCTTTCTGATATAAAACGCAATCGGAGCACTTCAAAGGCATGTAAAAACGCTTGATTTCGTTGTCTTCTTGCTTCGCCAGGTCTTTGAAGCGCTGTAAATCGGCGATAATTTTCAAAGTGTCAATTTTTTCGCGCGAATCTTTCGCGTTGATCGCTAATTCATTCAGGGCGTTGATGAGATTTTCGCGCTCGGTGAAATCCTCTGCGATTCCGGAGTTTTTACGCCTAATTCTCGAAAGAGTTTCCCCCAGCCGATCGCGCGTGCTGTTGTCTGTTGGTTGTATCTCGGTTGTCAGGTCTCCGGAACTGCAGCCGGTCGCGTTCGCTTGTTGCTCGATCTCGTCTAAAAGTTTGTTTCTAGCTTTCTCGATTTCGCGGTTTATAAAATTGTTTATGTTTTCGACAGAAGCCGCGAAGAAATTGGCAACGCTTGCCGTATTCTTCCACAGTGAAACGCTGTTTGGTTTTGGATTGTTCGTAATTGCGTCGATCTGCTTGTTGCGTGATTGTGCGTAAATCTGCGCCCAATTTATTTTCACGCCTGTAATTTCCTGCAGCGCGGCGAAAGTTACGCAAATCTTTTCGCGATCTGAAAGTTTTGGCATATTTCAGAAATCATTAAAATATTTCGGACTACCGCAAATTTACAGAAATTAAAGATATTATAAATAACTAGATATTAGAATTTTAGATGATGTGAAATTTATTTAATTTTTTAAATAAAAATATCAAAATATTTTGATTATTCCGAAAACTTTCGTATCTTTGTAATGGGTTAAGGAAAGACCTAGCCCCGCGAGATGTCAAAGCCCTGGAGCACATCTCACGACGTAACACCAGGGCACAAATCTATAAAACTATGGCAAATTTAGTAAAAAATTCTGTAAATCTTTCAGAAGTTTACAAAACAATTTCAGAAACAGTAAAACCTCGTTCAGCATGGGCACGCGGCGTGCGTGATACGGCGCTGGATATTCTGGAGACGGTGAAAGACTGGGCGCCAGTCGTTGAGCTTCCAGAACTAGAGAAAACCTGCCTAAATGGTGCTAAATCTTGGAGCGCTTACAGCTGGGGAGGTTGCCTGTTAATCTATGACGAAGGGATCGCCGAACGTTTTTGCTCGCCTTCCGAATTAAAAAAGGTTACCGGGATTCACGGCCTGCGAAATCCCAACAAGCAGGAGCAATGGCTAGACGTTCAGGCGCGCGGATGTCATCAGGCATTTAATCTGATATTAAAGATCGCTAAACGGTTGGCCTTTTAAAATAAAATTACCTATCTCACAGCCTCCGACCGGGCGCGATGCCGGAGTTTCGAAAACTCCCGGAGGCACTAAAAACCATTTTTTTGTGATATGAAAACACAGATTTACGGCCTTGTAAACGGGTCAAAAAACGTTATTAGAGATTTAAGCGCGTCCAAATATGCCGGATGTCCGGCGGGTACTAGTGCCGAATTTGCAGGGACAGCGATAGAAGAAAGGGCAGCGGTTGCCGAGGCTGTGAAACTGGAGAACCCCGAAGCGCTTCGCGTCAACGTGCGAGGCGTTGAACTGGTTTTGCAGGCGGACAGGGCCGAGACTTCCGGACGGATAGTAAATTATTATTCAGACATTACCCCCGCTCAGTGGTGCGCGATCACCGGCAGAGGCGCCGAACGTCTGGAAATCTACAAGTTTGAAACGTCCTTTATTTTTAGGGTCAATGCCGACATGACGGCCGAAGCTCTTATTTTTGCAAGGAAAGGCCCCGGCGCTATGTGGAGAAATCGGAAAAATGAATTTATTGATGAATCATTTATAAACATCTTATAATTTATTGACATGATAAAAAATTACAAACTTTCAACCCTTGCGGAAAATTACAGGGGTTGCGCAAAAGACGGCGAAACGGCCAATTTTGCCGAGTGGGTGAAACTGACAGCCGAAAGCGATCCTAATTTCTGGCACTGGCTATTTGACGACGACAACCCAGGACTAGATAACGGCGTCGGGGGTCACCTGGACGAATGGGACGAGTTTTTGAAAGAGTGCGAAGCCTGCGACCCTTTCAATATGTAACAACCAGCCGCCGCCCGCGTGGGCGTTTCCGGAGCGACACCGGAGGCGGCTCCAATCAATAACAATTTACAGACATGGAAATGAAAGAAAAGGTCCAGAGGGCCGAACGGCTGCTGAACGAATCAGGCAGCGACCAGAATCGCAGACTCATTGAGATTCAGGAAGCCCTGAAGGACGACAGACGCGTCATGCGCCTTCAGGCTAAAATCAAGGCAGCGGCCACCGGCTCCGTTACCCAGAAGGAAGCGCAATATAAGTTGAATAATATCTACATTGAGAATATGACGGAGGAGGAGAGGGACAGCGACGAGGGCCTGGACCTGGAGATAGATACGGCGGAACTCCGCAGGGAGATTCTGGAGTCGAGAAAAAGGGTAAGGGAGGCCGAACGGGTGGAGGTGAAGGCATGGGACGGGGAGGAGACGCCGAAGGTAAACCCTGTGGGGCTTGCGGTGGCCGCGATTCTCGGGCTTACTATAGGGATCGGCATGAGTATAATAATGGGGGGATAACACTTAATTTGCCACAGGCCGGAAACGGGCGCGATGCCGTTTCTTCGAAAGAAACTCCGGCCGCCAATCTTAAAAAAACAAATCATGGACACAAAGAAAATCATAAAGCTTGCGAGCAAGTTCGGCGACAAGAAGGGACGCCATCCCTATTTCCACGCAAAGCACTACGAAGGCGGCTATATTGTCGCCACGGATGCGCGAACGATTGCGAAATGCCGGTTTGATTATCCGGACAGCCAGGAGGGAAAAACCTTTGACAACGCTTCGGGAAGGGAGGTCAAAAAAAAATACCCACCTTATAACGGCATTTTCACACCTTATAGAAGCGAGGCCGGGAACGAATTAATCCCCGTCACGATTGACAGAAAGAAGGCGGGGGCGGTTATAAAGACGGTGCAGGCACTCCCGGGGGCAGAGGTGGGTGCCTACGTGTCAATAAATGTAACAGGAAAGACCGTGTATTTTAACTCTGCGGAATATTCAAAGATTCTGGCGGCTCTGGATCTGTACGGCATAGATACGATTTATTTCAGGGCCGAGAACTTGAATTGCCCCGTATATGCGAAGGCGGATGACGGCAGCGAGTTTGTCATAATGCCTGTGGTAAACTTGCATTCCGATGCCGTGCTCTGTCTCAACGGCGAGCAGGACACCGAGCTACTGAAAGAGAAGGCCGCCGCCACCGTGGAGCAGATAAAGGCGGAGGAGGAGACCATGGAGCAGATACCGGACAAGTTTTCGGCAGATGCCGCAAAATCTGACAGGATGATACAGAAGCTAAAAAAACGGCTGTCTATCATTCAGGCTGCTATCGACGCAAGCACAGAAAGGGACACGGAGACGGCAGGCGAAACGTGTGAAGTGTCGACAAGTGCGACGCCAACGGGCCAAAAGACTATAAATACCCCCACATGCCCCGAACGAGCCGAACGACTGGACGAAGGGGATGCCTCGATATGCACTAACGAACCGGAGGAGGCCACAGGCAAGCCGGACGGATGCCCTGACGCGGCCGAACGACCGGACGATACGGAAATCCTTGACGGAACGACGGCGGACGACATAGACAGGCGGATGCTTGCGAGAATCAGGGAGAATACGGAGAAACGGAAGAAGAACCCGGCGCAATGGATGATGGAGAGGTCGCACCCTATGACTATCGACGAGGTGGCGGCGGACGGGAGCGCGGACTATTGCGTCTACACCAGGCGCGACAGGGGAGGAAGGTTCTCGCGGGCGACATACGCCGGGATTCCCGGAGAGGACGCGGCGTATATAACGAAGAAAATGATCGGGGAGTGCAACGACGGGACGGGGCACGACTTCGCAATAAGCCTGCGGCACAGGACGAAGGGCATAGTGTACGAATGGTTCTGGTCGGCGGAAAAGGCCAGGAGGGCAGACATTGAGCTGGAGAACAAGGTGGCCGTACCGCCCGAACCGGAGGAAACGCCGCCGGAAGCGGCAAAACGCAAGGCCGGAGCACCGAAACGCCCGATAGTGACCAATATCGTGCCGAGACTGAGGGATGCGATAATCAGGGAGACGGGACGGCAGGCGAGGGCGCTCATAAAGCATCTGGAGGCTTGCGAGATATTCGACTGGCCGGCGCTCATGGGGAAGGACGGCATATATACGCTGCGTGACGAGCTGCGCGAGACGTGCGCGCCGTCGTCGGCGAGGACATACATGGCCACGATGAAGGGTTTCCTCGCGAGGCACGACGAGGAGAGGGGGGTATGCAAGGACTACCGGAAGATCCTGAAGAACAAGGCGGACAAAGCCGTCAAGACATGGCTCAACAAGCGCGAGCTGGAGGCGGTGGAGGCGGTGGAGGGTCTGTCGCCTACGGAGAGCCTGGTGAGGGCGCGTTTCCTCATAGGCGCATATACGGGTATGCGAATATCAGACGCGATGGATGTCAGCGAATCGAACGTGTCCGGGGGCATGATGACGTACGTGGCGAAGAAGACAGGCACCGAGGCGACAGTCCCGTGCCCGGAGAAGGTCATGCGGCTCATATCCTATGTCCAGGCGAACGACCAGTATATCTCCCTCATGACATACAACAAACTGCTGAAGAAGATATGTTACAAGGCCAAAGTGTTCGCGAAAGTGAAGACGCACACGGCGGGCGAGACGAAGGAGGGTCCCAAGTGGCTTTTCGTGTCGAGCCACACGGCGAGGATCTCGTTCGCCACGAACCTTGCGAACGCCGGAGTGCCGCTGGTCCAGCTGGCGGGAATGATGGGGCACACGTCCACGACGATGACGGAGAGGTATATCGTCAACAAGTCCGTCAATCTGTCGGAGCGCGCTATGGAATATTTTGCATAAAGGGTAAAAAGGAACATTGAGATTCTTGCCCCTAGGGGAAACCTTGCCCCCGAATATAAAGAAAGAAGCAAGGTCTTTTGTAAAACCTTGCCCCTTTTCTTGCCCCTATGTGCCACAGAGTGGCGTAGAATGGCGTTTTCAGTGCTCCCTTAGGTACACAAGCTATCGGTATTGCTACTGGTATGGTTTACAGCGGTTTACGCCTGATTATCAGCACGTTGCAAGGATGCAAATGTGAAATGTTTTTCACAAAAAAGTCGAAAAAATCAAACATTTTTGGCAATTTCTTGCCCCTTTTCTTGCCCCCCTCGGGAAAAAGTGCTAATTTTTGGCTCGGTTTTTAGGTATGCGAACAAATGAACATTAATTTCAATCTGAAGGACTACAATGCCGAACGGTCGGCGGTCCGTCTGGTCATCACGCACCACGGCAAGGTGTACAGGAAATACACCGGAATATCCGTGCTCACTTCGCGCTGGAAGCGGCCGAAGAACGGGAGGCAGTGGCCCACGTCCCCGGAGGATTCGCAGAAGCTGAAGACGATACTCCTGGCGCTGGAGGAACGGCTTGACGAGTACAGCACGGAATCCGACATAATCAAGGCCGTCAACGACGTCCTTTCGTCCAATCTGGGGAATTATACCCCGATAGGGGAGAATGCCTCCGGAAAGGTCTCTTTCTGGGCGTATTTCGACGAGTGGGCGGCGCGTCCAAGGTCCACAATGAGATACAACGAGAACGTGCGGCGGAGGATCGGCGAAATGATGGGGCGGCAGGACAACTGGAACGACATCGACAGCGCGTGGTTCTTCCGGCTCAACCAGAAGATGGACGAGGCCGGATATTCCGTGAACTACAAGGCCACGATAATCGCGCGGCTGAAGACCGTCATGTCGGAGGGCTTCAAGCTGAAGTACCACACCAACACGGAATACATGACCTTCCGCAAGGTCCAGGAGCAGGCGGACACCGTGTACCTCACACAGGAGGAGGTGGACGCGATATGGGACCTGGAACTCACGTTGAGCATGGAGAGGAAGGCGCGAGACCTCTTCATCCTCGGCATATATACCGCGTCGAGGTTCTCTGACTATTCGCGGCTGGCGATGGAGGACATAAGGGACGGGAAGATACGCTTCGTCCAGAAGAAGACGTCCTGCGACGTGGTGATACCTGCATCCCCGAGGGTGGTCCAGGTGCTGGAAAGGAACGGGGGGCACGCACCCGTGATTTGTCAGCAGAAATACAACAAGAGCATAAAGGAGGTGTGCCGGAAGGCGGGGATGACGGAGACCGTGCTGGTGACCAGGAGCAGGGGGGCGCAGCACGTCACGGAGCGCATGAAGAAGTACGAGCTGGTGTCGAGCCACACCGCGAGGAGGACGGGGGCCACGCTGCTCTACATGTCTGGAGTGCCTTTGAGGCAATGTATGCTGATAACGGGGCACACGACGGAGGCGAACTTCATGAAATACATAAGGGTGACGAAAGAGCAGAACGCCGACATGCTGGCGTCAAACCCTTTCTTCAACCAAAGGTAATCATATACATAGATACATAAAAAATGGGAACTACTATGGCTCCCATTTTTTTTATGCCCACATTCCAAACAAGTGATTCTTATCTTACGGCCACTGCATCGAGTGCTGCTAACGATGCCATTTTCTTCTATCTGTCTATAATTTACCAACCTAATTCATCCATTTTTTTTAGTTGTTCTTGTTGTTCTTTAGAACCCTTAAAGTGTATTTGCCTTCCTCCGTCTGGAGAAGTATATCCCCCGCCCCTCAAGTAGTTTAATCTGGAATTTCTTTCAATTTTTGCCGCATCTTTTAAGCCGGCGTCTTTTAATGCCTGTTCCCGCCCAACAGAGTTCCAATAATTTTCATCGTAGTTATAACTACTTTGATCGCTGCATCCGATACAAGACTGTAGGGACAGAATTGTGCACAGAAACACAACTTTGTAGATTGACTTTTTCATACTTTTGCTATTAAACATATTTTGCTTCGATATAAACTTTATCAGATTGTTTTTGGTTTAAGATATTCAGTCGATTTCATACTACAATGCTGAAAAGTGGACTCGTACTCTCGTTCACGAAACTGGCTATCTTCTCGTCCTTCTCTTTGATTACCACCTTCAGGGATTCTCTAATCTGACATGCCGAAGTACCTATGACTTTCCATGTAAGCGAGCTTAATTTCTTTAATTGAAATTTTCTTGACATGTTATCGTATCTTCGTCAAGAAATAGGACTTCATGCTATCCTGCGTAATTACGGCCCCTATGTCGTGTAGTGTTGCGTTACGCCACGGAGCCTCGGAGTGCGTTCTGTTCATCAGACCTATTGCAGAAAACTCCCTGTAGGCATCATAGACCTCATTGAAGAGTTCCTCTTCTTCGTCAGCAAGTTGTATTTGTTCATTGATTTCCGGAAGTGTCGAGGCGACGTATTTTGCATATACATCATATACTGACGGTACGACCGGCCCATACATCCATGCCTCAATCTTGTCATCGAAAAGCGGAGTATCGAAGAATGCAAGATGATACCCCTGCTGGTAATACAGAAGTTTTTGAAGCTTGAGGTTCGTCATTCTGTCACCGCCATTTGGTTCATCGTTTTGTGCTTTATAGATTAACTTCCTTGCTATGTCCAATGCCTTATATGCCATAACCATACTGTTTTTCACAAAGTTATACAAATTATCGGTAATCAAAAACATCGTGCGGCTTTCAAGAAAATGAGGCCAACCGTTTGAGACTGTCTCTATTCTATATCCTTCGACAAGAGCATCTCTATGATTTTCCTCTGTGTCTCCATTTCGCGTGTGAGCCGCGCGATCTGCCCGTCCTTCTCCTTGATTACGGCATCCAGCGCGTCCTTTGTCTGCACGGCGGACAGGTAGCCGGGGCTGCCTTCGCCCGTTTCGAGGAATTTTTCGTCTATCAGCGGGAAGGCCCTGCGTATCCTGCCAAGGTACGGGTCGAGCGCACTCTTCCCCGCTAGGACGGATGACACGGAAGAACTGTATGTGTTAATCAGGAGCGAAGCCAGTTTGACGCTACCGGAGCAGCCCACATCTACTATGGTCCTCATTATCTGCGCGTCCTGTGGGCGCAACTTGCTTACCTTCGGCATGTCTTTAGTTTATCGCTTTGTGAGGTTAATCGTCTAGTCATAACTATTTCCCATTCACATTCATTTCCATCACGTTCCCCGACTGCTTGACGCTTCCGGCCTCGGCAATGCGGAGATACGACTTCTGTAGTTCTTTATATTGTTCCTTGGCTTCCTTGGCCTCTTTCGTAAGGGCGGATATTCTGTTGTTTTGTTCCTTTATCCGTCTTCGGTTCGCGTCGTCTATCTTCTCCAGACGCATGGAAAGCCTTTCGCAAGTCTTAACGAGTTCAACATTCGCTTTCTGCGAGGTGTCGCGTGACGACTGCAATGAACTCACATGTGACGTATAGGCCTTCTCCACCGACTTGCAGGCGTCCGCCAGCTTGTCTATGATTTCGTTCGTCCGGTTTATCCTCCTCTCGGATTCCTTGAGCATTTCCCTGTCGTCCTGGTAAATCTTAATCAGGACCGGCTTTACGTCCGTTTCAAAAATTTCCCTGATAGTGTTTTCAATCAATTTCTTTAGGCCGTCATAACTGTCATCATCCATAACGTATGGTATTTTTAGTGTTCTTCTCTCTACACTTTCGCCTCCGTCACTTTCTGCAACAAATCTATGAACTTGTTGATTTTCTCGTTCGCGTCCTTCAGGTCCGCGTTCTTCTCCGCGATTATGCCCTTCAGCAGTTCGATCTCGCCTTTGAGGGCGGCTACCAGCTCGGAATCCCCGCCTCCCATCACGTTGCCGACACCCGTCATCATCCTGTTGCCGTTTCCTCCGTGCATCGTGGCCGATATTGAGGACTTCTCGCCGAAGAACTCCGACATGGGGATTCCCGTGGCCGCGGAGATTCTCTCAAGGAGACCAGTCTTGACGTCCGCCACATTTAACAATGAGGACATATTTTGCGGTGTCTCCTCTAAAAGAATCGCAAGGGAATTTAATTTCATCCCCTTACTCTTCAAAATTTTTTTCACGGCTTCTCCGTTCATAATCAACAAGTTAATAAAATATCAAGAAAAAACTCGATAAAAAAATCTACAAAACCCTTGATAATCTAGTTTTCCCTTTATATCTTTGCAATCAGATAAAACAATTACGGAAAGATAAAAAAGATTCCTGCCAACCAAATGGCTCTTTGCTTTCGCTTTAACTCATTGGCAAAGATATGAAATCTATTTATCAATTCATAATCAAATGTTAAAAACTTTTGACGTTTTATCCCGCTCCAGTACAAGGAGGGTAAAAAAGCAAGTGCGGACGAAGTGTCAGTCCGCGTGGGATAGCCGCCTACATGACAACCTGAACGGGCACACCTGCGGATGCAGAGAAAACCGAGGCAGCCGGTACGCAAAACCTTGCATAGTGCGTATGTCGGTACAGCATTAAGTCGAGAGTACACCACCAGTGGCGTACTGCGGTCTCAACTCCGCGAAAACGACGAGAGGTGCATATACAACCAGATAAACCAGCATACCATGGGCAACAAAGTGAAAGTAATCGCAAGCTCGTATTTCATGACAGTCACGGCTGACAGCCTGTCGGCGTTCTACGGCAAAGTCAAGGAGACGGAAAAGAAGTCAAGGCAGAAGGCGCAGCTCATTTCGGGAATAGTCCAGTTCGTCAAGTACGAATACATCGACATTCCGGATGAAGCCGACGAACAGGAAGGCCTGGCCTCCAAGCCGTCTGAAGAGTAGTTTTTCGTGTGTCACTATAATGTTTTGGAAGCCCTTTCGGGCAAGCAGGGCAGGGGGTTGCAGCTCCCTGCCTTAATTATGGAACAAACAGAAATCAATATACAGGATGAACAGAGAATATCTAGAGAAGAAGCAGTGGACAAAGCTGCTCGAATCGCTGGACGACGGACCTAACATCATCGTATTCGAATCAGTCAGGGATATGGAATCATGCCGTTCCATTGCATCCTACATCAATATGAGGTCGGAAGATACGGTAATCCGTTCGTCGCTCCACAAGAAACAGCTCATAGGCAATTTCTTCAAGGCCCCGAAGCCGAAACCGGGGGAGTGCATGACGCAGCGCGACGCGTTCCTTCTCGAATCGGCGCGCTATCTTCCGCCGGACGCTTTCACTGAAAGCTATTTCGCCGGGTTCGAGACCGACGAGGGCAGACGCAAGGCGAAAATTCTCCTGCGCACCAAAAAAGGGGAGGAGAAAATGAAGCAGATGTTAAAGAAAAAGAAATGAAAGAACCCAATTACCCGAAGCTCTTCGCATGGGCGTTCGCGATAACAGCTGTCGCATACCTCATAGCCGTGGAAGCTACAATCACCTTTGCGGACTTTCTGTTTGTCGTGTTCAGCGGCACGATGTCGATATGCCTTTTTGAGATAGCAAAGAAAGAAGATAACGAAGAACGATAAAAACATCAAGAAAACATGATAGCAACGATAATATCATCATTGGTATGCGCCGCGATTGCGGCCTATTTCGCCCACGCATGGACGGCGATGCATTACAGACGCATAAGACTGGAGGAATCCGGAGACTAGTCAATCAGGTGGGTCCCTGTGGAAAGGGCGCTCCCGAAGGTCGGGCGGTCCGTGCTGGTCGCGATAAAGACCGCGGACGGAAAGAGATACAAGACCGCGTTCTCGCGCCTCTGTTCCGACGGGAAATTCTCCGTGTCGGAGTTCGGAGAGGTCGTGGCATGGGCGGCAAGACCACGTTACGCACCAGACAAGCATATACCAAGCAAGGAAACCATACTAAAAGAAAACCCAAGGCAGAAGCAAGCCTGTGAAGGTGAGCAATGCTGATTCTGGTTATTGCACCCCTCCCCGTCCGGTACTGGATAGTCCCTTCGGGGAGGGTCATCGGAGGCAAACCGCGGATTGTGGCGCACCGCGGAGCATATAGCCTGACTAAAGCATCAAAAGCCTCGCGGTCAGGTGAAAGCCCAGGATTGCAGTACGGTTCGAATCCGTACCCTCCGACAACGGGTTGGCAGTGATGCCGCACCCCTTATTCATTTTTAGTCTACAGGTAAGAGCAGGGCACCGAAGCTCCGGCAGTTGGCAGTGACCGGATGAAATAGGCAACGCTCGGAGGTTCGAATCCTTCCGGTGCCCCCAATCATTCAATAGTTTCAATTACGGCCTAAAGGAAGGCCGGGCGGTGAGATACCGTATGTTTTTGTCAATGTTTCACGCGGCTGATCCCGCGTGCTTGGGGGACACAGTGGTGTCTGGAGGAAGCTTAAATCGGACAAGGTATTTCTCCCGTCCGGGTCGTGACCGGAGTTCCCCGCAAGACGCCGTGAGGCGTGTATGGTGGAGGCATGGGTAGTCATTAGTCGAGAATTTCTTCATAGGTTTTATGTTTTTCTAGCCTCCACTTTTTTTCGACAATCAAAGATCAATACAATATGACACAGGCAATAAACATTCGCGTCAGGACGCTCATAGCCGAGACGCGGGCACGGCTTGACGAGCTGGAGATGCTGTGCGATACCGACCAGGTGCTTTCATGCGGCGAAGCGGCTGCATACCTCGGTGTCGCGAATGCGACAATAAGCAGATACATACAGGCAGGGCGTCTCCATAAGATCAAGCGCGGCGCAAGGACCGGAATCTCCATGTCGGAAGTGGAAAAGCTAAAGAAGAAATAACCATGAACTCCGGAAAGTCCGCGGTCATGCTCGTGTGGAACGCGAGAGACCAGAAATGGGAAGAGGAGACGGTATTCTACGAGAACTGCGAGAAGCTCTTCAGATACCTTGCGCGCGCCAACAGGCTTGAGAAACGCATCATCGTCCCGAAGAACACCAGGCTCATCCATCTGTGGGAGGAGTGGGTCAAACGTCCCATGACTACGGCGGACAGGAAGAGACTGGAGAAGGCAAAGAGAATGCCGTTCTCGTGTTTCACGGAAGGATATATCCGCACGTACGAGACGGACGCCGCGCTTGAGAAGCTGGACGAGATAATGCGCCACACGTATCTCCGCGAAGAGGCGCGTCTGGGAAACGAATAATCAAAATCAATATGGACAACAATTTGGAAATTTATCAGCGTACCGCCGAAGTCCCGGCGGAGGCGCAGAAAGAAATCACCGCGGGGAAGCTGAAGGGCAAGACCGACATAAACCCGATGTGGCGAATCAAGACCCTGACGGAGCTGTTCGGCCCGTGCGGGATCGGCTGGTACACAAAGATACTGGAACGCTGGGTGGAGCGCGACGCCAACGAATCGTCCGCGTGGGTGAGAATCGAAATGTTCGTGAAGTTCCCCGGCACAAACGAGTGGTCTGCACCCATCGAGGGCATAGGCGGCTCGAAACAGTGCGGAAAGGGGCAGGGCGACGGAATCAACGACGAGGCTTTCAAGATGGCGGAGACTGACGCGATTTCGGTCGCCTGCAAGAAGCTCGGATTCGGCGCAAACATCTACTGGGCGAAGGACAGGACGAAATATTCGCAGGTGGAGGAACCGCAAACAGCGAAGAAGTCGGCCACGGCAGCCCCTGTGAAGAAAGCGGACGCAGAACCTGACACGAAGGCGCTAGAGGACCTCGCACTGGCCGACGCGCTGCGCGACGTGGACGAGGCAAAGAACGCGAAGGAACTTACGGAGGCATGGGACAGATGGAAACAGGCGTTCGGCTCCAACGAGAAACTGCGTAGGGCAATAGCGATGTCTCCGGTAAACCCGAAGAACGGGAGGTCAAATGGATAACAGACTGAAACAATGTGAGGGGGTCATATTCGACGAACTCACGCATAGCTATTTCTGCGGGGAAAGGATGCTCATCGGCGTCACGTCCCTCATGTCGAAGCACGGACTTTCGCCTGACTACGGCACTGTCTCGCCGGAAGTCCTCTCGAAGGCGGCGGCAAAGGGGACGGCGATCCATTCACAACTGGAGGACTACGACAACGGCGAGGCGGTGGTCGAGGACGAGAATCTGAAGGCATACAAGAAGCTCAATCTCAAGGTGCTCTGCTCGGAGTACCTGGTCTCCGACAACGAGGTTGTCGCCACCTTCATTGACAAGGTTCTTGACGACTACTCCCTTGCGGACGTGAAGACCACTTCGGAGGTCCACACGCACGCGCTTGAGTGGCAGCTGTCAATCTGCGCGTACCTGTTCGAGAGGCAGAACCCCGGAATCAAGGTCCCGGCACTGTACTGCATCCACGTGCGCAACAAGAAAGCGAAACTCATTCCGATAAACAGGCTGCCTGACAGCGAGGTCGAGAGGCTGATAGGCTGCGAGGCCAAAGGCGAGGAGTTTACGGAAATTCCTCTGGAGACGGCGGTGACGGAAATCATCTCGGAATCCGACGAGCTGACGCTCACGAAGAGCCTCGAAAGCATCGCGGCCTTCAAGCAGAAAATCAAGGAGGCGGAAGAGGCTATTTCGGAAATTCAGAACAGGCTCTACAATCACATGAAAGAGCACAACCTGACCGAAGTTATCGGGGAGACGGGAAAGTTCGTCAGGAGGGCTGAAACCACGCGAATTTCGCTTGACACGAAAGCGCTGAAGGAGAAGAATCCGGAAATATACGAAAAATACAAAGTCGAAACCGCCGTCAAAGGCAGTATAACATTCAAACCCTACAAATAATGGCAAACCTTAACAAAATAATGCTGATCGGGCGAGTGGGCAGCGAACCCGAGGTCAGGAATTTCGAGAATGGCAACAAGATAGCGAATCTCTCCCTTGCCGTCACAGAGAACTACAAGGACAAGAACGGGCAGTACGTGGACAATGCCACATGGTTCAGGCTGCGTTTCTTCGGACACGCCGCGGACACCGTAGAGAAACACCTGCACAAGGGGGATTCAATCTACGTGGAAGGACCTATGGTGCAGAGGGACTACACCAACAAGGACGGACAGAAGGTCGTGAGCTGGGAAGTCAAGGTGATGAATTTCCAGTTCCTCACGAAGAAGGGCGTCTCTGAATCAAGGTCGGCGCAGGAAGTAGACAACGACATGCCTTATTTCGAGTAGACATGAAACTGAATCTCGTGAACACGCCGAGAGGTTTCCTCGTTCCGGAATCGGACGCCGACTATGACGGCAAGGCCCGGCTCCGCATCGGGGAGACCTATACGGCGGAAATAAAGCTCGTGAGGAATCCGGAGTTTCACAGGCTGTACTTCCAGATGCTCCGCACCGCGTGGGAGTTCCTTCCGGAAGCCGTGAGGTCCGAAAAGTTCCACGGCAGCCAGGAGGCGTTCCGCAAGTGCATGGAGATTACGGCAGGCTACTATGAGGAGTTCTATTCGCCGCGCTTCAAGGACTGGGTGCAGGGACCGAAGTCGATAGCCTTCGAGAAACTTGACGAGACGGGATTCAGGGAACTCTACAACGGCGTGAGGGCTGTCCTCGACAAGATACTGACGCGCTATATCCCGATAGAGACTTTTGAACAATACTTTTTGAAATTTTAGGAGATGGAAACAGGTTACACGGTCGTCCAGGATTGGATGCTTGAACTTGATCTGGACTTGAGGAGCACATTCGCGTTCGCAATCATATACGGCTTTTCCCAGGACGGAATCTCCGTATTTTCAGGAACGCACAAATACCTTGCAAACAAGTGCAAGTGCAGCAGAAGGACTATCATTGACGTGCTCCAGAAACTTGAAGAGAAAGGCTATATCGAGAAGATCGAGAAGGTGGTGAACGGCGTCACGTTCTATGACTACAAAGCTGTGTATCGTGAACTTCACACCCCGTGCAAAAATTTCACACCCCCTGTGAAAAAATTTCACACACAAAATATAGAAGATAATAATAAAGAAAAAGATAATACTATCGTATTATCTCAAAAGAAAGAGAGCGACAAGCCTGATTTTTCAGGACCTTCCATAGAAGCAGAAAAGCCAAAAGAAAAAAGTTGCGCCAAAAAAGAAAAGGGAAAAGAGAGGTTCGACTTCGAGGCCGCCCTTGTGGCAGAGGGCGTGTCTGAACAGACGGCCTCCGATTGGCTGGAGGTAAGGGCTAAAGTTGGAGGCGTGAATACGCTCACGGCATTCAGGTCGGTCAAGAAGGAGCTGGACAAAGCTAAAGCCAACGGCGTAAGTGCGGACGAATGCATCGCCATGGCGGTCACAAGAGCCTGGCGCGGATTCGAGTTTCGCTGGTACATGAACGAGATAAACAGGAACAACGGCAATGGAGATAAACAAACTGTTGATAGACGAAGAAGCACTGACGTTATGGATGTGCCGATCGAGGAATACTACAAGTCGTTTTAGGCTGCCCTGCTCAAAGGAGAACGTCGAAAAGGCATTGAGGGCCGCCGTCCGCTCGGAGGTCTCTTCCAGGGGCGGGAAACCGCAGCTCGACGGGGAGACGGCGGAGATTGTCTCGCGTGTCGCTGAATGCCTCACCTCCGATTCGCGGAAATTCGGACTGATGTTCAGCGGGCAGTGCGGCAACGGCAAGAGCACGATGACGCGCGCGGTTGCACAGGCAGTCAAGTACTTCGCGCAGCTGGACAAATTGGACGGCATCAATCTTCGGATGCTCGTAGTCAGCGCAAAGAACTTGGTATCATGCAAGCCGGAATACCGGGAGGAGGCGCAGAGATTGAGGCTCCTGGCGATAGAGGACCTCGGCAATGAACCGGCGGAGAGGAACGACTACGGAAACATAACGAATCCTATCGTGGATTTGCTTGAGTTCCGCTACGACAATCAATTATACACGGTCATAACGACGAACCTCACACCGCAGCAGATAACAGACAAGTACGGCGTGCGTATCGCCGACAGGTTCAGGGAAATGCTTGACATCGTGGTGTTCAAGGGATGTTCATTTAGAAAATGATATGAAGATAAGAGTTTGCACATGTTTCAGCGGCTATGACAGCCAGAGCCTAAGTCTGGATAGGCTTACGGAAGCCTATCCAGACTTGTTCGCCTACGAACTCGTGGCGTGGTCGGAGATTGACAAGTACGCGATTCAGGCGCACAATGCGCTATATCCCCAATGGGCCGACAGGAATATCGGCGACATAACGAAAGTGGATTGGGAGAATGTCCCTGATTTTGACCTGCTCACTTACAGTTCGCCTTGTCAGGATTTCAGCAATGCCGGACTACAAAAAGGCGGAGAAGAGGGTTCTGGAACACGCAGTTCCCTGCTGTGGGAAATCCGCAAGGCGGTCCTCACGAAGAAGCCGAAATTCCTTCTGCTTGAGAACGTCAAGGCCCTCACGTCAAAGAAGTTCTTCCCGTTGTTCTCGAAGTGGATGGACGAGCTTGAATCCTACGGATATACCAACTATTGGCAGGTCCTCAATGCGAAGGACTACGGAGTTCCGCAGAACAGGGAGAGGGTCTTCCTTGTCAGCATCCTGAACGACAGCGGCATCTACCATTTCCCGAAGCCGTTTGAACTGGACAAGCTTCTGCTTGACGTCCTGGAGCCGGAGGTCGATGAGAAATACTACGTCAGCGACAAGGCGATTCAGGGCTTCCTCGCCCACAACGAGAACCACGAAAGGAAAGGGACGGGGTTCATGTGAAGGCCGAAAGACCCTGTAAGGGGGGGGCAGGTAGCAAGCTGCCTACGGGCGAAAGCGGCTCTTGCACCGACAGACAACACTATCATAGTGTGGCAGGGTGCATCAGGGCGAACGTCTGGAAAGTAGGCCCTACGGACAATTACATCATTGACTATGCAGACGGGAGGACAAAGACTTCATAGACTGCTTGAAAGCGGCAAGGTCCCTATTAGGGGGGGGTATGGCTGGACGCCTACAATCAAGCCGTTTCGGATATTGCAGGGACGATAACGGTAGGTGTGTCGTACCGATGCCAGACTTTTGTAACAATCATGGCGGATGAAAAAGACAATACTCCTTAATGCTCCTGACTGATGCAGCCAGACAATTAAAAGCCAATACCAGCAGTCCTCTCTTGCGAACATGTTTTACAAGGGAGGGTATGGCGCGACAGGGATAATGGAAATTTATGATGATTCCTCTAAAGATACGGCAGACGACGAAAAAGGGATACATTGAGGTCTATCCCAAAGGAGTTTTCGACTGCTCCTATCCGACCTCGAAATTACGTAGGGGCAGAGTGATTCAGGGGGGGGGCAATCATCCCCGCGATTACCAGCCAATGCGGAAGCGCGTTTTTAGTTTATGAAGGAACCGAAACTGATACAGGTACTCAATCTCGTAACGGATGAAAAGAATTTCACGAACCCGCAAAGAGGCAGGGTGTACTCACCTAGCGGGATCGCTCCTGCGCTCAATACATGTGGGGGGGGGCGGTCTCGAACCGAAGATTATTGTTCGGATTGTCAAGGACGCGGAACAATGCAGGGTGGATTGAGCATTTCAACCTCCGTGACGTCACCAATACGATTCACGCGCAAGTAGGGGCTGTAGGACTGAATAGGGAGGTACTAATAGCAGAGTTCTATGAAAGCGATACTACGACCAGTGAGGAATGAATACGGCAAGCGGATACGCAAGGACTATGAAAGCCATAGAATCCGGCTTCCGCGAAGCAGCATAAAAAAATATGAACCACGCGACGACGGAATTTCTAACACCATCACTTCCGTACAAAAAGACAACTATTTAATCGAAGCAGATATGGATGCAAATCTGATTATGAATCTCCCCGAAGAACTGAAGGGGAAAAGACTGAGGATAAGGAAACTCACGCCGAGGGAATGCTTCAGACTGATGGGCGTAAGGGAAAAGGAAATCGACAAGATTCAGCAGACAAAGTTCCTGAAGAATGAGCTGACGCCCGCCGAGGACCAGGACAATCCCGATGCAAAGCCGATAAGCAACTCGCAACAGTACAAGATGGCGGGGAACTCGATCGTCGTGGATTGCCTGTTCTACATCTTCAGGAATCTCTTCATCGGGACGCCGGAGGAGGAAAAAGACACATTATTCTGAAGACATGACCATAGAATGGAAGACCGTCAACGGAACTGAATCCGGAGAGGTTGTCGCAGAGGTGACGTATTACCAGGTCCGCCTCAAGAGTGGAAAAACAATGTTTGTTTCAAAAAAGGATACAAAAACAAAGCAAGATGAAACACATAGGGATTGACCCCGGGACAAACGGGGGTATCGCAGTGCTCGATGATTCGGGCGCTGTAATTTTTTTACGGAAAATGCCGGAGACGCCGCAGGACTTGATTGACACGCTCCGCCAGTTCGCGGACGATTCGTGCTGCACGCTTGAGAAGGTCGGCGGTATGCCGGGCAACGGCGGCATGGCGATGTTCAACTTCGGAAAGGGCTACGGACATCTGGAGATGGCGCTCCTTGCGCTGAAGATTCCGACTGAAACCGTCACGCCGCAGAAATGGGAGAAGACGTACCAGCTGGGGACTTCTAGGGGCGTAGGCAAGACCGAATGGAAGAACAGGCTGAAGGCTAAAGCGCAGCAGCTGTTCCCCGACCAGAAGCTGACGCTTGCAGTGTGCGATGCGCTGCTGATAGCTGAATACGGCAGAAGAAACAGAAAATAACAATTCAATTTTTAATTATGGAGACAAACAAAGAAACGAGGATGATTTCGTCCGATGAGATTTTTTATGCGGTCCTGAAGGACGGAACGATTGTCAACAATGTCAAGAGTTTGCTGACCATTGACAAGCAAGACAAGTTGCAGTCAGCATTTGTGAAGTTGTTAACTGCTGACACGGACATTCTGAAGGACATTGAAAGTTATACTAACAGCGAAAAGACGGTTTTCTTGGTAACCCTTCCTATCGCGCGATTTTTATCGTGTAAAACTAAGGAAAAAATATTAGATAAACTTATATCTAGCCTTTAAGGAAATTGCAAAACAATGAAAAAGAAAATCACAAAGGAACAGGCCAAGGAGAACCTCAAGGCTTTCAGGCATGAACTGCGCGACAGGGCATGGAAGCGCGTCGCAGGCTCGAAGATTCCTGACCTGGTCAAGGTCGGCCTCCTGATGTCCAATGCCCTGTCACTGCTGACGGTGCAGATAGACGTGATGATTCGCGCGGCGCTCAAGGCAGAGGGCGTGAACGCCACGACCACCGGCGGAGATGGAGACATAATCTGCGGGATGAAGAACTACGCGGAGAAGACAAAGGCTGCGGAGTACTGGTTCGAGCGCGACCTGAAGCCCTATATCGAGGACTGCACGTTCGGCAGCTACGGCGTGAAGGCATACGACGACTTCAACCACAGCTCTGCGGAGGTCATACAGCTTCTGATGCTGTGCGTGGACAGGGGTGAAGTTGACGGCGGCATGGAAAAGGTCTTCCGGTCGCTGCAACGTCTGAAGAAGGGAACGCGGTTCGCCGACGAGGACATTGCGAGGTTTGATTTTAAGGAGTAGAATATAATGGACAGAGAAATGCTGCTTCGCGTTGTGGATTATGTCCAGCGCGGAAAGAAAAGCTGCGAGGATGCGGCAGAGAACCTCTTGAACCAAGAGCCTGTGAAATCTTATTACAGGGGAAAGGCCAAAGCTTTCAGCGAGGTGCTAGAGTTTTTAGAATTGATTGACAAAATGAAAGTAAGAATAAAGAAACTAAATGACAATGCTGTGATGCCGACAAAGGCGCACGCGGCAGATGCAGGCTTCGACCTGTACTGCACAAGCAAGGAAATTGACTGGACGAAGCGGCAGATAGTCTGCCATACAGGACTGGCGTTCGAGATTCCCGAAGGCCATGTGGGGCTTATATTCCCACGCAGTTCAGTGAGCAACAAGCCCCTTATGATGGCCAACTCGGTCGGTGTCGTGGACAGCTGCTACCGAGGTGAAGTGACCGCGAAATTCAACATTACGGACATACGGCAGAGCGCCTTTGCCCATTATCAGGAGGGCGACCGAATCGCGCAGATGATAATCATTCCTTATCCGGCGATTGAGTTCGAGGAGGCTGACAGCCTTTCCGAGAGCGACAGGGGAACAGGCGGCTATGGTTCAACAGGGAGGTAGTCATGAAGTTTGAGGCTACATTCTCGGAACACGGCAGGGTCTTGACCAGGACCTACGACAAGCCGGACGCAACCAAAGAGGACGTGATAGAGTGGTTCGGGTTGCGCGAACACGACATTGACTGGTTTACAATTAAGGAAATCAACGAAAAAGATTAGAAATCATGAAATACGATTTTTCAAAATGCAATAATTTGCAATTCAAGGCGAAAAGTGATGAGGGCGAAGTAATGACAGGCTATCTAAAAGTTGCGAAAGAAGGAGAAGAATGTGTGGTGTATGTCTTCTCAGATTGGAAAGAAAATGAATCTTTAGATAGCAGTCTCCAAATTGTAACAAGAAACTACGAGCGTTGCGAAATCATAGAAGATTTTAGCGTATGGGCGGAGGAGCACGATCTGGAAATAGTCCCGCGCGATCCGGAGACTTACAAAGACTGGAAAGTGGGAGACCGCGTCCGCTGTATGTCCGGCGCCGAAGTTGTTTACGACATCGCCGCGAAACTTGGCGAAGTAGTGTTTCTGTCGAAAAATCACTCCCAAGTTTTAACATTACCAATCAACATATTAGTAAGAGATTTCAAACTCATCCTCACGGACTACGAGCAGGAACTTATACACGCGGAACAGGAAAAGAAGAAAGAGTGCCCGTTTAAGGAAGGAGACAAGGTGTTGGTGAGAGATTCGGACACATCTTGGAAGTTTGACATTTTTCAAAATTATGAAGAAAATGCATGTTATTCGTATGAATGTCTTGGCAGCGAATACGAGCAGTGCATTCCTCTCAACGAGCATACATGGAAGCTTTTGGGTACGACGGACGAATACGAGACCATCGACAACAATGAAAGTCTCTGATTGCGCTGAATGCCGATGGCTGTATGTCCGAAAGATAAGCCCGAACCTCGCAGAATATTTCTGCACCTTCGCGAAGTTCAACCATCCTGTAAAGGATATGAGGTTCGGGCGGATCATTCGGATAGATAGAATCAAAAAATGTAAAAAAAAATATGGAAGAAAAAGTAATTGCCTATAAAGGCTTTAACAAAGATCTTACTTGTAGAGGTTTTCAGTATGAAGTTGGGAAAGAATATGTAGAAGAAAAGGTGTCAATTTGCAATAGTGGATTCCATGCTTGCGAGAACCCTTTTGATGTTCTTGACTTCTATGGAGATGTTCTTAACAATAGGTTTTGCAAGGTTGAGCAGTCAGGGTTAATCGAAAAGGACGATAAGAAGCAGGTGTCCTCAAAAATCAAGGTTGTAGCAGAAATTGGCTTTGCCGGATTGTTCAAAGCGGGAGTGGAGTGGATTAAGGAAATCACTAATCCAATGCATGTCATTGAAGAAACTAGTGGTAATAATGATAAGAATAAGATAGGTTCAAGCGGATATTCTGCAAAGATAGGTTCAAGCGGAGATTATGCAAAGATAGGTTCAAGCGGAGATTATGCGCAGATAGGTTCAAGCGGATATTCTGCGCAGATAGGTTCAAGCGGATATTCTGCAAAGATAGGTTCAAGCGGAGATTATGCAAAGATAGGTTCAAGCGGAGATTATGCGCAGATAGGTTCAAGCGGATATTCTGCAAGGATAGGTTCAAGCGGAGATTATGCAAAGATAGATAGCGCTGGAGAGGATAGTGTTATTTGTTGTGCAGGTAACAATTCCGCCGTAAGAGCAAAGAAAGGTTCCTGGATTACCCTTTCAGAGTGGAGATATTCAGAGGAAAAGAGAAGGAACGTCCCTATTTGTGTAAAAACCGAGTATGTGGACGGAGAGAAGATAAAGGAGGACACTTGGTATAAACTTGATAAGGGGGATTTTGTAGAAGTCTTATAGGCGTTTCAAGATGAAGATTTATTACAATAGAATCAAAAGCGAAAAATGAAACTAAATGATTTTTTTACAGAAGGTAATCTTTTTTAGCGGCAAGACACAGGTGCAGGCCGCCAATGAGGTGAAGATAAGCCCTCCGACGTTCAATGCGTTGTGCACTGGCAAAAGAGAAATAACTCACGCATACGCAGCGCGGCTTGAAAAGGTGTTCGGCATTCCGGCGCTGGTATGGATGACGTGGCAGACAATAGAAGTAATCGAAAAATCTAAAGGAAAATGAACTACAAAGTAACATTCAGAAAAAGCGTATTAGACGCAACGATGACAGCTTATGTCGAGGCAAAAGTCTTCGGAAGAGGCTGCCGAGACGGTTAGACTACGTTACCACCTGTGGCGTAAGGACATAATTTCGGTTGAATCGTAAAAAAAATAGAAAGTTATGAACGAGAATCTTAATCTCTGTGAGATCTTGAAGCATTGTCCGGCAGGGACTAAATTCTGGTCTCCTGTATGGGGTGATGTGTTTTTGGTAGAAATAAAAAAGGAAATAATACCAGGGGAATCATTTATTCCAATAATTATAAAAGCGCTTGGGATTAAAGAAATATCTCTTTTCTCTGATGGTAGGTACTCTTGTTCAGAAAAGGCTGAATGCGTCATATTCCCATCCAAAGACCAACGCGATTGGAGCAAGTTCAAGGGTCCGAAGTTCAACCCGACAGACTTGAAGCCGTTTGACAAGGTGCTTGTCCAATGTGATTGCGAGCCAAGACTATGGATATGCAACTTTTTCAGTGACATATCGCCAGAAAACAAAGAAATCCATT